CTAGCCGTCGAGCCGGATGCCGCAAACGACGTAGTAGCAGTCGACGTAGCGCTGGCGTTCGGGAGTGCCCCGCCGCGGAGTGGAGCCGGCTTTGTCGTAGCCCTCGAGCATCTTCGTGCATTCGGCCATGCGCGCACCCGGGACGGCATGGGGGCTCACCAGCATGACGCCCGCGAGGATGAAGCAGCCGAGGCTTGCTGCAAGGAACAGTTGCACGCGACGCATGGCCGAGGACTACGGTCCGGCGCCTCGTGCCGCAACAGGGCATGGGCACGTATGCTTAACGTCGGCGCCGGTCGGCCATGTCGTTGAAGGGGATGGTACGCCCAAGGGGACTGCCGGAAGCTTTTAAAATCAATCTTTTGGCGAAAAGTTCGCCATGCGACGTTCCCGCTTCCTTCCGCTCATCTGGCGACCTTACGCTTGCCGACGAGCGTGACAACGCGCTCCATGCCGGCGGCGGCGAGGAGGACCTGGTTCGCTTCGCGCGAGTAGAGTTCCGCGTGCTCCATGTCGTCGTGGCCGAGTACGTCCATGAGCTGGCGGGTAGATGCGCCGCCCTCGGCCAGGAGCTTGCCCAGCGTCTTGCGTAAACCGTGCAGCGTGCAGCCCTTCGGCAGGCCGGCCGAGTGCGTCCAGTCGGCCATGCGTCCGGTAATCGACTTGGCGGTGAACGGCTCCCCATAGGCCGTCACGACGACTGTCTCGCCTCGCCGCACTGTCGCCGCCAGAGCCTCCGCCAGCATCGGGGTTTCCGGCACGAACAGAACCTTGCCCGTCTTCTTCTGCACGATCTGGAAGCCGCGCAGCGTCTCGATCTTGCCGTCGATGAGAAGCTTTCGCTCGACCAGCTGGTCCCACCGGAGCCGCACCAGGTCGGAACGCCTGTTTCCCAGCCAGAGGGCCAGGGCATAGACGAGCCTCGGGGTCGAGCCGACTGCCCAGCGCGCCTCGAATGCAGCCATCTCGTCGGCCGTCCATGCGCGGAATCCGACGTAGGCCGGCCGCCATTTCACCCGGTAGGTCGGGTCAGCCTCGATCCACTCCTCGTCGAGGGCCGCGAGGATCAGCTTGCGGATGAGCGTCAGTAGGTTCTTGGCGGCGTGTGGCGTCGCCGCACGATCGGCGAGGATCTTCTTGATGTGCCGCCGCTTGACGTCTGCGACCGGCATGTCGCTCCAGAGATCAGGCTCGCCCTCGATCACCGGCGACAGCAGGAAACGCTCGGCGACGCGCGTGGTGTTCGCCCTGGTCAGATCGTCCAGCACCTGCCATTCGGCCGACTGGCGCACCAGCCTCCAGGCTGCCGCCAGAGACCGAGGGGCGGCGGCGTGAGGATGGACCGTGATCTCGGCCTTGCGGATGGGGCGTCCCTCGACAGCCGCCTGATAGGCCTCGTCGAAGCCGGGTTCGCCGGGCCCGCAGGGCAAGGACACCGTCCTGCCTCTGTGGCGATAGCGCCAGCGGCGCGTGCCGTGACGGTCGAGGTAGGAGCCGAGGCCGGGATAATCGTCCATGGCCGGACGCTATTTCCGCTGGCCGGCTCTTGCAAGCAACTCGTCGATGCGATTGACGCTGGCCTCGCTCGGCAGTTCCGCGAAGCAGGCGTCGAGCGCGACCCTGTCCCAGACCACACGCCCGTCGATCTGCTTCGGGCGCGGCATGCGGCGGTCGGCGACGAGCTGGTCGAACTTAGTCGTGCCGACGCCGATATAGCGCGCCGCCTCCTCGCGCGACATGCCGCGCGGCGGGTAGGCGAGACCGTCAGGATGCAGCGCCATCGCGACCTCCGACGCCGAGGCTCGCCAGCAGGTTGCGCGTGTCGGCCCACGACGCATGGCCTGTCCACGCAGACAGGAATTGCTCCAGGCGGGCCGTGTCGCCGGCGGCGCGGTAGCGGGCGATCTTGCGCCTGGCGCGGGCGACGCTGTCACGGCGCAGCAGCTTGTGGCGGGGCCAGATGCGGTAGCCGAGGAAATTGACGCCGCGGCTGATCGGTTGGACCGACCATTTCGAGAAGCGGAGGCCGAGCTCTTCGCGGGCCAGCCGCTCGATCTCGTCGCGGACGGCGCGCAGATGCGCGACCGACCGGCCGAGCACGACGAGATCGTCCATGTAGCGATACCAGCAGCGCTCGCCGAGGCCCTGCTGCAGGTGACGATCGACGGCGCCGGAATAGACGTTGGCGAGGATCTGCGAGGTGAGGTTGCCGATCGGCAGGCCGATGCCCTCGCGCGGAACCATCGCCTCGATGACGCGCAGCGTCGCGCGGCAGGAAATCTTGGCCTCGATCATGCGCCAGAGCACCGGCCGCTCGATCGAGGCGAAGTAGCGGGAGAAGTCCGTCTTCAGCGCATAGAGCGACGCGCCGTCGCGCGTCAGGCGCCGCAATTCGGCCTGCAGCGCGACGACGCCGGCATGCGTGCCCTTGCCCTTCCGGCATGCAAAGCTGCGTGGCAACAGCGTCGCATCGAAGATCGGCTCGATGCCGCGGCAGCCCGCATGTTGCGCGCCCCTGTCGCGGAGGGGAAGCGCCGAGATCAGCCGGAGCTTCGGGTCGTAGATCATGACCTCGCGCTGCGCGCCCGGCCGATAGGCGCCGCTCGCCATGTCGGCCGCCAGCCGATCGAGGTTGAGCGGCGAGAATTCCTTGAACTCAAGGTAGCCGGTCGAGAGACGCCGGCCGGCAGCCGTGCGCCGGTAGGCGGCCAGCATGTTGTCGTCGGCCACGATACGGCCGATCAGGTTGCGGTACTTCTTGGCCATGATGCATCCTCCGGCCGAAGGCCGAGACGCCGACCGGCGGCCGCGCATCGTTGCGCGCCCGGCCGGAGCGCCAGTGGCCGCTTGCGGCCACGGTGCGGCGCGTGAGGCAGATGAAACGCCGGCCGCGGTTTTCGACCTCTCGCATGCGCAAGGGGCTACTCCCCGCTCTGCCGGACCCTGCAATGTGTTCGCCGAAGCCGGATGTCCGGGCTGACCACCCATGCGCCCTGGACGGGCGCGGGAAGCGAGCCGGCGGGGCCGTGGCCGCCGCCGCGCCGGAAATGGGTCGTCACGGCAGCCCCGCGCGGAGATGTTCTCGTTGGAGTTGTCCGGCCAGTTGTCGAGGTTCGCGTAGCGCGAGCCCGCGTTCTGACCGTTGATCCACGAGCCGCCGAAGATCGATGGGCGCGCCATCCTATCCCCGTTCACCCGTTGCCCTTCGTGGAGGCGATCCAGACGCCGAGCATCGCGCCGACCTCGGCCAGGAGCCGCAGGGCGGCCCTGTGCTGGGCAGGCGAGAGGATCTTGAGCGAGGGATCGGCCGCGAAGCGCAACCAGAAACGCAGCGTCGCTAGATTGGCGTCGGCCGCGTGCAGGCGCGAGGCCTGCCGCGACTTCGCCGCGTGATAGATGAGGCCGACCTCAGCGATCATCGTGTCCAGCAGCGCGTCGCGCAGCTTGCCGTGGCGGCGCGGAAAGCGCTGGACGATCGGATAGAGATAGGCCATCGCGGCCTCGTATCTCTCCATGATCGCCAGCCCCGTCGTGCTGGCCGGATTGTCCCTGATCATCGGTCGGCCCCGTTCAGGCGGCCGGCGCTTTCGCGCCGGCGGCATCAGGATTCATGGTCACGGCAGCCCCGCGCGGAGAGGCTCCCGACGGAGTTGTCCGGCCAGCCGACGAGGTACGCGTAGCGCGAGCCCGCGTCCTGACCGTCGATCCACGAGCCGCCGAAGATCGAGGGGCGCGGTTCGTCGGGGTCGCCGTCGGTGCCCCACTGCCACATGGTGCCGGTGGCGCCGTGCAGCCCGCGGGCGCTGACGAAACGCTCGCCCCTGCCGTCCAGCGCACCGGCGATCGACGGCTCGTCGTCCAGCGACTTCCGCTCGGCGACGCCGAAGGCCGCGGCGAAGAACTCCTCGGCGCCGAGCAGCCGCTTGCCGTGATGTGCGTAGATCTCGACCGCCGTCGCATGGTCGAGCTTGCGACAGGCGCCCTTGCCGTCGACGCGCTGCGGCAGGTCGCGGCCGTCGGCGATCGCCGCGCCGCAGCGGCTGGTGCCCTGCGCCAAATGGTCCGTGCCGAGCAGGTAGATGTCGACCCAGAGGCGGTGCCCGCCGACCATGACGAGCGTCATGCCGCGCGGATCGCAGCCGGGGCGGAAGCCGATATCCCAGCAGGAGAACGGGTTGATGGCCGGCTGGCCGTCGCCGCCGGCGCGGGCCTCTGCGTTGCCGCTCGGGGCATAGTGGAAGCCGCCGATCGCACCTTCGGGGATGGCGCCGGGGCACGGCACCGCGCGGGCGGCGCCGTCCTCGATCAGCACGGCGAAGTCCGTTCCGGGCGCGAGGTCGGCCAGGTCGATCGAGATGGGCAGGTCACCGTCCAGCGCGATCGGCAATCCGTCCCGGTGGATGACGGTTCCGGCGCGCAGGGCTATTCGCGCGCGGCCGGTGACGATGAAGATCGGCGCGTCGGCGATGGCGCGATCGATACGGGTCTGCTTGACTGTGGCGTCCATGGACGGCCTCCTGGTTGGTGTGGGAAGGGTGGCCGGCGCTTTCGCGCCGGCGGTGTCAGGATTCATGGTCACGGCAGCCCCGCGCGGAGAAGCCCTCGACGGAGTAGTCCGGCCAGCTGTCGAGGTCCGCGTAGCGCGAGCCCGCGTACTGACCGCTGAGCCACGAGCCGCCGAAGAGCGAGGGGCGCGGATCGTCGGGGTCGCCGTCGGTTCCCCAGACCCAGAGATTGCCAGTCGCCTGCATCAGGCCGAACCGGCTGGTGCGTGCCGCGTCGAGGCCGGCGGTCTCCGGCTTGTCGTCGGCCGAGCTCTTCTCCGTCACGCCGAAGGCGGCGGCACGGAACTCGTCATAGGTGAGCAGCCGCTTGCCGTGGCCGGCATAGATGTCGACGGCCGTCAGGAAATCGAGGCCGTCGTGGCGGCTGCCGTCCGGCTTCTTCGGCTTGTTCCTGTGGCCGTCGGCGATCGTCGCGCCGTGACGGCTGGTGCCCTGCGCCAGATGGTCCGTGCCGAGCAGGTAGATGTCGACCCAGAGACGTCGGCCGTCGGGCAGGTCGACCAGCGCCATGCCGCGCGGATCGCAGGCCGGGCGGAAGCCGGCGTCCCAGATCGAGAACGGGTTGATCGCCGGCGCGTCGTCGCCGCCGGCGCGGGCGGACGCGTTGTCGCCCGGCGCGAAATGGAAGCCGCCGATCGCGTCGGCCAGGTCCGCGCCGGCCGGCGCGACGACGAGAGCGCCGGCATCGCTGCGAATGAGATAGTCCGTGCCGGCGGCGAACTCGGGCAGGGCGATCTCGGTTTCGGCGTCGGCGCGGCTGTCCGCACCGGCAATCTGCGCGCCGGCGCGGAGGAAGAGCCGGTCGCGCCCCTCGGCGCGGAAGATCGGCAGGCCGGCCTGCGGCCGGACGATGTCAGTCTGCATGGCAGTTCTCCTTGTTGGGACGGGTGGTCACAGCAGCGATCCGTGCGGCTCGGCGGGCGCGAGGCAGGCCGGGCAGGTGTGGCTGTAGGGCTCGGGCTTGCGGCGCGGCCCGGCGATGCGGGGCGCGCGGCCGAACAGGCCCCTCGTGTCCGGCTCGGCCGGCAACTGGCGCTTGACGATGCGCCAGCCCGCCGCCCTGGCGTCGGCGATCATCGTGGCGAAGTCCTCGGCCTCGTAGGTCTCGGGGAAGGACGCGGGGCAGCCGTCGCAGCAGAGCTGCAATCGGCCCTCGTGGCGGGCGACGGTCATGTCGACGCATCCTCCGGCATCGGTCGGCCGGCTCGCATGACGACGACCTTTGCCAAGTCTTGCAGATATGCGTCGCCATATTCGGCGCGGGCATAGTCGGCCGCCACGGAGACCGCGATGCAGGCTGCCTCGTCCGTTTCCATTCCACGCAACAGCGCTGCGTGGATCGCGTCGGAGATCGCATTGCCGAGATCTGCGGCCCAACGGCCTGAAAGCTCGGAGAACTCAGCCATTGTAGATGATCTCCTCGGCGTTCTGGCGCGCGAGCGGGAGGTAGTCGGCGATGGCGCGCATGAACTCGTCGCGGCCCTCGACCGTGTGGGCGCGATCGATCTGGGCGAAGAGGACGCCGATCGTGCCGGTCAGCAGGCCGGCCATCAGGCATTCGAGCTGGCGACCGGGCGGCAGGTCGCGATAGACGCCGACATTGAGCATCCCGAGCGCGATGTCGCAGACTTGGCGGCGTATGCTCTCGGCCATCGCGTCGAAGGGATCGCCGGGATCGAAGGGCGCGCGTGCCTTGCTCATGCGATCACCGCCATGAACAGCGCGCCGGCGAAGAAACCGATCGATGCGCAGAGGATGACGACGACCGTCAGGAAGCGGTCGGACGGGCGGGCCGGCAGCGGCTCGGGATCGGCGTAGTCGGGCGGGGGCGGGAAGGAGGCCATCACACACCCGCCGCGATCCGCGCGGCGGCCTCCATGGTGCAGAGGCGGTCGACCAGAAGCATGGGCGCGCCGCCGAGGGACACGGAGACGGCCAGCCACAGCAGGATGGAGGCGCCGCGCCCGGTCAGGTCCGCCGAGCCCCGGGCGCGGCGCGCTTCCGCCGCTCGCGAAAAGCCTTCGAGGATGATCGGGGCGGGGCTCATGCGCGTTCCGCCCGGAAGCCGCCGCAGGTGTTCACGGCGAGCACGATCCATCCCGCGATCTGTTCGACCGCCTCGTCGGGTCGCCCACCGTTGACGTCGACGGTGAGAACATCGCGTCCCTCCGCGTCGACGACGACGCCAAGGTCCCCATCATGCAGGGCCAGCGGCAACTTGACGTCGGCCGCCTCCATCAGCGCCACGAACTGGTCCGTGGTCGCCGGATTCTCGATGCGCAGATCGCCCATGTCACGCCGCCTCGTGGTGGCGCGAGCCGGCGGGGACGCGGATGCGGGGGAGGTCGTCGCGGAGCGCGCGGACCGAGCGGGCGCGGGCGAGGTCGGCGGCTTCCGGGCCGAAGGCGCGGATCTCGTCGGGGGTGAGGTGGCAGCGGGCCGACAGGCTCTCGACCGTGGCGTTCTGCCCGGCAAAGGCCATCTCGCGCATCGTCTCGGCAAGGCGATCGACGATCGAGGAGCGGCCGTCCTCGCCCGAGCGCGGCAGGACGCGCAGCCCTGCGGTGGTGTAGCGGATCATCGCAAGTTCTCCTGTGCAAAGACCTGTGCGGTCGCGGCATTTGTTGTATGGCGCGCAAGAACAGGTGTAGGTTTGGGGAAGAAGTCGGCGACGGATGGAGAAAGCATCCGCCGCCGGTAACCCCTCGCAGCTTGAACCCAACGAGGAGCTATTCCGATGAAGCGAGATGGGGCCGGGAAGACTGACGCGGGAACTCGCATCACGCGTCCCCTCCTGGCGTCTTACGCCGCCGAGCTTTCGGCCGAGGGCTGGCCCCGTCTGCGGCTGGACTATGTGACGGGCGAGGCCGACGTTCTGCTTGGACCACATCAGGAGCTGTGGCTGACGCTTGATCCGGTGCAGGCCGTGAAGCTCGGCGACGATCTCCATCGCCTTGCGGCAGATGCGAACGCACGACTTCGAGCAAGGCAGGCATCCATCCGGCGGAAGCCTGGCTGAGGGACCGGAACGCGGGCGGGAAATCGGTGTCGTCCAGTTCGAGGCCGTAGAAATCCTTTGCCAGCTTGCGCGCCCATGTCAGGGCGTGATCCTCGACCGCGACGATCTCGCCGGCGCCGGCAGGGAAATTGGCCATCTCCTGCGCCAACCAGCCGTAGAGCCGATGGTGCTCCGCCGCTTCGGCGATTTCCGTCAGGGTGGAGACGAGACTGTCCGGCTCGTCGGCGCCGAGGTTGAGCGTCAACTCGCGGTCGCAGGCGTCGGCCGCAAGCTCGTGCGCAGGATCGACGGGCTTGCCCGCCACCCAGATGGTGATCTCGACCCGGACAAGGTCGTTGATGTCGAGAGCTGACACTATGGCCTCCAGTCGCGTTGTGCGAATGGAGAGGTACATTACGTACCCGATCTATGCAAGCGAAAAAGATACGGATCATACCCCAATGGCGGGGAGGGCACGAATCAACCCTAGGCGTTCCGCGTATGTTCTTGACTCTGCGGCTAGGACGGTGTTCCTAGGGAGATGGAGGGCGACATGGCGATCAGGCACCAGCTCCGGCAAAGGTTCGCAACTCGCAACGACGAGATCATCGCTGAGCTAAGAGAGGCGGCCGGAGCTGCCCCGCCCATGGACCCGAAGATCGTTGTCAAACGGAAGACGGCAGAGATTGCCGTCGCTATGGCGCTATTGCACGGTGGCGATTGGCGCGTTCATGTTGATCACGGTGTTGGTCTTGTGGTGATTGCGAAGGCTCCTGAGCCTGGCCAACCGCGAACCTTATGAAACTGATGACCTGATCCTGTACGCCTTGAGGGGCGTCGATCACTTTCGCAAAGGCCTGCCGCAGCTCTTTTGAAGCGCCGGGCAGTCCGACGTCCTCCGGTCTGCCGATGCCGAGGTAGAGCCAAGTGAGAGGCACACCGAACAGATCGGCATAGCGCCGACCTTCGCTTACCGAAAAAGCATTCCGGCCCGATTCATGACCTTTGTAGAGGTTGATGTCGATGGCGCCTCCAGAGGCGTCATACACTCCCTTTGGTCCCGAAATGCCAGCGCGCATCCTCGCCTGCTTCAGCCGGCTCGCGCGCTCTTGCTTGTCAAATTTCTCTAGATCGTTGGCCATGGTACAAAAGATACCCGGCGGCAAGGATACAAATCATATCCTGCGTGCTTGACAGATTGAGGTATGATTTGTACCTTTCGCCTAATGACGCATTCGGACCTGATCAACCTCTGGCCGACACTCGCGGACTTCGCCGCCGACATCGGCGTCGAGTACGGGACAGCGAAAGCCATGCGCCGCCGTTCGTCGGTTCCTTCGGAATACTGGCTTTCGATGGTGCGGTCAGCCGACGGCAGGGGAATAGCTGGAGTTACGCTAGAGGCGCTTGCAGCCGCGGTCGCTGCTCCTGTGTTGTCCCAGCCGGAGCCGGCCGAATGATCGCCATGGCCGTTTCTCCGTGGGGCAAGATGCCCATCGATTCCTCCCGGGGCGTTCCCGCCCGGACTGTCGCCCCGCTGCAAAGTCTGTGCGTCGGCGGGGCGACCTTTTCCTTTCCCGCGGCTCCGCCTTCCGGCCGCGGGCGGGCAGGGCCGAGTCTCGCGTGCCCTGCCGACCCCATCCCCGCCCGCGACCTGGGGCTCACGAAGGACGCGGGCGGCGCGCCGGAGGCCGATTCGCACCGCGCCTCCGGCGCAGCGCTTTTTCTGCGCCTGATCGCGGCGCATCACGGCTGCAGCGTCGCGCAGGCCGTCGAGCGCGCGGCCGCGCACTATTGCGAAACCGTCGTCGGCCTGCAGCGATTGGCCGATCTGAATAATCACTGCCGGGGTAGAGCAGCGGCAGCTCGCCAGCCTCAAAGCAAAGAGGTCGCGGGTTCGAATCCCGCCCCCGCAACCACCCACACCTGTGAGAGCGAGCCGGGTCGGCAGGAGGCGCCCTTGGGCCTCCTGCCGATGCCTCACGCGCCGCCGTGACCGGCTGATGTGTCCGCGGGTTTCCATGCCCGCACTGTGAATCGATCCGTTGCGTCCCACTAGGGGATTTTTCGCGTGTTTGTCCCGCCACGGGATCGCGCGCGCATGCGAGGCCGAGATGTCCCCCGACGAGCACATGATGATCAAGCATGCTCAGAACGAGCTCGTCAGGCTTTGCGGCGGCATCGACGACTGCAAGGTGATCGTGCCGTACGGGCGCAGCACGATCGGCCGTTGGGCAGACGTCGGGAATCCGACGCTGATGCCATGGCCTGCGGTGATCGCGCTGCAGAAGAAGTGCCGGGTGCCGGTGGTTACGGCGGCTCTCGCCGCGATTGACGGACGCATGCTGTCCGATCCTGTCACCGAAGGCGAGACCTGCGTTATGACCGCGATGGCGGAGGTGCTCGTCGTCTCCGGGCAACTCGGAGGCGTCTTTGGTGCGGCGGTAGCCGACGGCAAGCTGACTCCGAACGAATTGACAGACCTCAGTCGCGTCATGGAGCGGCTCGAACGCGCGCTCGTGAAGGGCAAGCGCTCGGCTGCAGCCGGCCGCGCGGAAGGTGGCCTCAAGGTCGTCATGCGCGAGGGGCAGGCCTGATGTTCCCCTCGGCCGACAGAATAGCCACGGCCATCGTCATGGCCGCGCGGTTCCACGGCGACGATCCGCTGTCGATCGCGTCCGGCGTGCCGGGCGGACGCAGCCGCGTGCTCGCCTATGCCGCGCTGACGGAGGCGTGGCCGCAGGCGCGCAAGGCCGGGCTGTCGCGCTGCTGCGCCTTCATCTCGCCGGCCGCCGCCTCGGCGCACCTCAACAACGCCCGCAAGGCGAGGTGGTGGAACGAGGATCTGCTCGACGAGATCGTCGGGGCTCTCGTGGAAGAGGATTATGCCTCGCGCGACGTACCGGAGGCTTCGCCTCCTGTCGCTCCGGCGGGGCGCGCGACGACGCGCGACGGGCGGTCGCCCTTGCGGCCTTCGGCCGATGTCGAGATCCCGCATTTCGAGGCCGACGAGCGTCGGCTGATCGCGCGCATGCGCGCCGGCGGCGCGGACGCTGGCGCGATTGCCGCGGCACTCGGCGCTTCCTCCGACGAGGTCGGCGCCTGGCTGGCGGCGAACGGGTGAGGACTGGATGGACGATCTTCGCCCCCATCCCCTGGCAGAACTGTTTCCGATGCTCTCCGACAAGGAGACCGCGGAACTGGCCGACGACATCTGCACATACGGCCAGCGCGATCCGATCGTGCTCCACGAGGACATGATCCTCGACGGGCGCAATCGGCTCGCCGCCTGCCGGTTCGCCGAGATCGAGCCGCACTTCGTCGACTATGACGGCGACGATCCGCTCGGCTTCGTGCTGTCGAAGAACCTGCACCGGCGCCACCTGACGGAAAGCCAGCGGGCGATGGTGGCGGCACGCATCGTCGATTGGGATCGCGGCCTCAACCAGCACACGGCAGGGCCTGCAAATCTGCAGACCCGCGAGGCCGCGCGACGACTGTCGATCTCGGAGCGCGCGGTGGCAGCCGCCAGGCGCATCCACGAGCACGGCGCGGCGGAACTCGTCGAGGCGATCCGCGAGGGGCGCGTTTCCGTGCACGCCGGAGAGGCGCTGTCCGAACTCGAACATGAAGCGCAGATCGAAGTGCTGCGGCGTGAGGAACGGGACATCGTGGCGCGCGCGAAGGCGATCCGCGAGGCGCGCCAGCGCGCGCGCCACACGGTCCGTCTGGCGCATATGGAGATGGTCGCGGAACGCGGGCGGTCTGCCGCTCCGGGCAAGGTCGAGCGGATCTATCCCGTCGTCTATGCCGATCCGCCTTGGCGTTTCATCGTGCGCGAAGAGGCGACCGGCCGCGAGAAGAGCGCCGAGAACCACTACCCCACCATGGAGACCGAGCAGATCGCCGGCCTGCTGGCCGAGCTCGGCGGGGTGGCTGCGCGCGACGCGGTTCTGTTCCTGTGGGCGACCAACCCGATGCTGCTCGACGGGCTGCGCACGCTGCAGGCGTGGGGCTTCACCTATGTGCACCACTGGATCTGGGACAAGGAGGTCGCCGGCACCGGCTATTGGGGCCGCGACCGGCACGAGCTGCTGCTGATCGGCCGGCGCGGCGATGCCGTCGCTCCGCTGCCCGGCACGCAACCGGAGACGGTGCACCGCGAGCGCAAGGGTCCGCACTCGGCCAAGCCCGACTGGTTCGCCGAACAGATCGAGCGGCTCTATCCCGGCATCGCCAAGATCGAACTGTTCGCGCGCGCGCCGCGGGCAGGCTGGGACGTATGGGGGTTCGAGGCCGAGAAGGCGTCTGCGAGGCCCCCGGCTCGGAAGCGCGGAAATGCCGGAAAGGCGGTGCCGGCATGACCCCTGCCGAGAACAAGTTTCTGTCAGATGCCATCATCGACATGCTGCCTGACGAACCGAAACATGCGCTGGCCGTGCTGGTTCTGACGTTCGCCAACGTGGTCGTCGCAACCGGCGCCCTCGACGACGAAGCGCACAGCGCGCTGACGATCGCGCTTCGGCAGATGCGGAACGCGGATCGTTCCCGCGCGCCCGAACGGGGGAGCGCATGAACTCGATCACCGTCGTCGTCTACGAAGACATTCGCACGATCGCCGCAACCGGGGTCATCATGGTTCCCGGCGCGCGCCTGGGCTGCCTGGCGACCCATCCCGCTCTCGGAGAAGAGATCGCGGACGGACGCGAATGCTGGTCCATCACGCATGTTCCGACGGGCATGCGCCTCGGCAGCTATCTCGCATTCTACAGCGAGACGGATGCCCTCAATTTCATCCGCGTGCTGGCGGCGCTGCCGATCGACTGGAGCGATGCGCGAAACATTCGCAAGAACGATGTTCTGCGCGCGGTCTTCGATGCCGCCGCCGATTTCTGCGGCGGATTCCAGGTTGAGCGCGGAGACAAGGGGGGCGCGCCGGCATGACGCTCACCTGCTACCGCTGCCCGACGCAGATCTGCTTTCACGGCGACTGGCGCCGCCGCTCCATCATGGCGCGGCTATTCGGCTGGGCCCGTAGGGGGGGGGCGCTACTACTGCGCCGCGTGCGCTGAATGAGTGATCGTCTTGTCGTTCACGGCCGCACCGCGCCTCTGGCGCTGGCCTCCACGGGGGCGGGCGATACGTCGGCCGGGCGCCGGTCGGCGCCACGGCCTGCGGCCGATCCCATCACCTCCTTCGGCTTCTTCCTGCTGCGCCTCCTGCGCCGGCCGAAGCCGTTGGTTCCGGCCGTCATCCCGGCGGCGTCGGCGGCCGCCGACACCGACCGGCAGATGGAGGCGCTGCGGATCGAGCTGGAGCGGCTGCTCGACGAGGCGCGCCATGGCTGAGGTGCGCTTCGACGCCTTCGCGGATGCGTTCCAAAGCCGCCTCGACGAGCTCGGCTATTCGCTGCGGCAGGCCGAGCAGAAATGGTCGCAGACCGACCGGGCGATGCTGTCGCGGGCGGTCAACGGCAAGGCGCTCTCGGCCGGCAACTACCTGCTCCTGTGCGAGATGGCGGGGCTCGATCCATACGCCTTCGTCGAGCGCGGGAAACACAGGCAAACGAGCCTGAAAGCCATTCGCGAACATATGGTTACACTGGTGGCTTCCCGTGAAACAGGGGCGGCGCGGTGACGGCGCGCTCGCCCATGGTCGAGAAGGTCGAGGCAGCCGGCGACGAGGTCGCGCGGGCGCGGCTGGTGCTGACGCTGCCGGATTCCGTGCTGCTCTCCGACGGTCCGGCGCTGGTGGAGGCACTGCGCGCCGACCGGGCCGGCCACTGGTACGTCACAGCGCGGCTGGCTGCGCTGCACGCGGTGCGTTCGCCCGAGGGAGAACTGCCGCCGCGCAGCGTGTTCGAGCTCGGCATCGCGCGGCGCGCCCTGCGCAAGGTCGCGCGGGACGGTGGGCGGTGATGGACCACGACACGCAGACGACGGACGCGATCGCCGAGGCGTTGCGCCCGGTGATCGAGAAGCGCGCGGCCGAGAAGGCCGTGCTGCTCAACCGGCCTGTGGTGGCGCGGGACGCCCGCATCATGGAAGCCTGTCGAGCCGTGGCGCACGCCAGCGACCGGCTGGAGGCAGCCCGCAGCGGCCTGGGCGAACCCCGGTGGCGTGGGGCCCGCGGTCGCGCGGCGGCGAGGCTGGCGCGGGGGAGGGGGGGGGGGCGGCCATGAACGTCCAGCCCTCCCTCACGGGCGCCGGCGGGATGGGGGGGCGCGACGGCACCGACACGGCGCGCGCGATCTTCGAGCGCCATTATCCCGCCATGAAGAGCCTCGCCCGCCGGCGACGCCGCGGCACGAAGCTGTTCATCGGCCCCGGCTTCAAGCTGCTTCTGCTGTCATCCGACGCGTTGTCGCTTTGCGGCTGGCGCAAAGAACGGCGGCGGCGTGATGGTCAGATCGGGGTGGAGTGCTGCGTCTTCAGGCGCGAGGGCGGAGCGCTCGCCAGTGCGCAACTATCCGGCGCGATGGAACTGGCGTGGCGACGCTTCCCCGGCGAGCGGCTGTTCACGTTCGTCGATGCTCGCCTGGTCAGGCCAACGATGGTGAAGGGGCCGCGCGCTCGCCTCTATGCGGTCTGGGGATACTGCTTCTACCAAGCCGGCTGGCGCTTCGCGGGCATCACGAAAAAGGGCCTGCACATCCTCGAATGCCGCCCGGAATGGGTGGCGGCATGAGGTCAACGCTTCCGCCGCTTCGGCGCCTTGAACCCCGGCGATGCGATCGAGGCCGGCCGCTCGGACATCAGCACGCCGGCCTCGTCGGCGGCCGCCGCGAAGGCCTTGCGGGCGCGCTCGGCGCGCACGGGATCCTGTGCCCGCTCCAGCGCCGCCAGCACGGCCTTGCGGGCGGCGACCTGCCTGCGCGCCATCTGCTCGGCGGGCCAGTTCTCGTCGAGCAGCAGGCGGGCCGCCTGCTCGGCGTCGGTCACCGCCCTGATGACATTGCCGGCCTTGCCGGTGGCGATGCGGACGGGAGGATCGAAACGCATGGCGCACTCGCGACTGGACTGGCCGGAGTAACGCAGACGGCGGCGCCGGGTTGCGAGCGGAGCCGGCCATGATGAGCGAAGGTGCGCGGCTCGCACATATCCGCGATCGTGTCGCGGCGATCGCGCCCGGCGAGTGGACGCGCGCCTATGACGGCGACGGATGCTTCGTTGAGGCGCGCGGGCCGATGGGCGAGCTGCTGCCGGTGGCCCGGTTCGATGCCGGCGCGACCGACGACGAGATCGCCTTCGTCGTCTCGGCGCCGGCCGACATGCGCTTCCTGCTCGGCCTCGTCGACAGGGCGATGAGGGCCTTTGCCTCACGCGGCGCACTGGCCGCTGCGCGGCCTGCCGCTCCGGCCGGGCGTCGGACGACCGACGGGCTGCGGTCGCAGCCTCGCCCTTCGGGCGGGGCGGGCGAGACGAAAGACTATGCTGCCGAGTGCGCCATGAAATGCGCCGAGCCGGCCTTCCGGGTGTTCCTCGAAGAGCGGCACGGGCTGGAACGGCCGCTGACCGAGGAGCGGGTGGCACAGAAGGTGTGCGCAGCCTGCTCGGCGTGACCAGCCGGCGCGAGCTCAACGACGGCGGCCGTGCGGCCGCAGCCTGGCGGCAGATCAGAGACGAATACGACGCATGGCGGAGGGCAGGGCGATGAGCGAACTTCCAAATCTGGCTCTTTCGGTCCGGCAGCCGTGGGCTTTCTGCCTCGCCTCGGGATGGAAGGACGTCGAGAACAGAGCGTGGCGCCGTGGCAATCCGGGTCTCAGCTTCCGCGGCGAGTTCTGCATCCACGCTTCGACCGGTATGACGCGGCAGGAATACGTAGATTGCGCGGAGCTGTGTGCCGAACTCGGCTTCTCCTGCCCAGCTCCGGCTGACCTGCAGCGCGGAGGTATTATCGGCGTCGCGACGATCGTCGACGTAGTGACGTTCCATCCGACAAGCCCATGGTTCTTCGGGCCGGTTGGACTCGTGATCGCGGACCCGCGGGCAGTGGAATTCATTGCTGTAGGTGGCCGGCTCGGCTTCTTCGATTGGCGATCTCTGCTTCCGTGTCGCCAGACCAATGCGCCGATCCCGCCGGCGAGATGGATGTTGCCGAACGAGAGACGGCCATCTCGGCTGATACATGCGCCGAAGCCCCCGAAGGACGGTCAGGGGAGGCTTCTTTGAGCGGACCTCGTCTCTCCATCATTCCGGCGCGCGCGGCGACCGACCCGGCGCTGAAGCCGCGCGACTTGCAGGTTCTGTGCGTGCTCGGGCGCCATACCGACGATCTGGGCTGGTGCCGGAAAAGCCAGGTCAAGATGGCCGAGGAGATGGGCTGCGCGCGATCCACCGTGTACGACGCGATCGAGCGGCTGGTGACGGCCGGGTATCTCGAGCGCTACGTGCAGGAGGAGATCAACGGCCGCGACAGTCCGCATGTCTATCGCGTCATCCTCGACCCTCGTCACGCCGATCCGGCGGCCGTCCGCGACGCTGATCTGGGAGGCGATCGGGGCGCCGGGACCCCTGCCGACAGGCCGGCACCCCCTGCCGATATATCGGCACCCCCTGCCGATCCAGAGCCGGCACCCCCTGCCGGTCCTGGACCGGCACCTAAGAACGACCCTATCAGAACGACCGACTCGGAACGGGGAGAGAGAGCGCGTGCGCGGGAAGAAGACCAGAAGGCCGTCGAGCGCTGGCTGAAGCGGACGCATCCGTCCTGGCCGACCTACGTGACCGACAGCGGGCCGAAGGCCTTCGCGGCGGCGCTGTCGCTGGCGCCGCAGGAGCGCGAGACGGCGGCCGAGCGGATGGGCGACTATCTCGCCAGCGCCAAGGTAGGCGGCCGTACCGTGATCTGCACCTTCGGCGTGTATCTCGCGGAGAAGCGCTGGGAGAAGCTTCCGCCACCTGCGGTCAGGACTGAGCCCGACCGGGACTATGCGCCGCCCTTCGGGCCAGTGTGGGGCGCCTTCGTCGTCGGCACGTTGCTCATCGGCGCGCATCCCGAGCATGTCGACCAGCTCTACCGCATGGCGCGGCTGGGTCGCGGGCACCGCTTCGGCGAGCGTTGGCATGCGCTGCGGGCAACGATGGAGCCGGTGCCGGTCGCGTCGCCCGGGTTCGAGGCGTGGCGCGCCGCGTTCGAACGGCAGGGCTGGCCATGGGTGCCCGATCCCGGCGAGCAGCGCGTGGTGTACTTCCCGGCCGGCGGGCCGGACGGGCTGGGCGTGTTCGAGGCGGCGCTGCGCGAGGGCGGCGAGACGAGAGAGGCGGCGGAATGATGGCGGTGGACAGGAGGCAGGTCGCGGCGGCCGACGCGATCGACCTGACGCGGGCGGTGGCGGCGAGCGACAGGACGCTTGCCGAGCGGCAGGTGGATGCGCGGCTGCTGGCCGCCGCATCCACGAATGTCGAGGGCAGGCGGCACTGGTTTGCGCTGCGGGTGGCGCAGGCGAGCGAGATTGATCTCTGCGCCCGGCTGACCGATTCGCGGGTAGATGCGGTGGTGCCGGTGAAGCAGGTGCAGGTGAAGCGTCGCTTCAATGCGCCCTCGCGCAAGGTTGTCCACAGGCCCGTGCTTCGCCATCTCGTCTTCGTCAATCTTGTGCCCTCCGATGACGCCTTCGCCGGACTGCTACGGGTCAGAGACGTGGCCGCGCTGATCGGCGCGGGCGGAAGGCCCTATCCGATCGGCGACCGGGAGATGAATGGTTTCATGGAGTTGGCGCAGGCCGGCGCCTTCGACGAGAGGAGCACGCCGACCGGGCTGGCGGTCGGTATGGCGGTGCGGATTGGGGTCGGCCCCTATGCCGATTTCCGAGGCGTGCTGGAGGGCTACGGCAAGGGTCGGACGGCGCGCGTGATGACCTGGCTGTTCGGGCGCGAGTTGGTGGTCGACGTGAAGCTTGCGCATCTGGAGAAAGCGGAGTAGCGAATCCGGCCCATGGACGACCGGGGACCGCGGGGCGCATTGCCCCCGAACAGCGGGCCATCGCCACGGCGACAGCGACCCCTCCCGGCCCAGCCCTGACGATGGCGATCATGGCGATCGATTCAGGGCCAGTGCGGAAGCCATGCCCAATCGACACGGTGATGAGCGGGAGCGATCCCGGCGGCGCGATGGCGCGCAGCCATGGCGCGCCTGGTACAAGACGGCGCGATGGCAGGCGCTGCGGTGGCGGGTGCTGGTGCGTGACCTGTTCACCTGCCGCATGTGCAAACGGATCGAGGCGGACACGTCGCGGCTGGTAGCTGATCACGTCGCGCCGCACCGTGGTGACGAACGTCTGTTCTGGGACGAGACCAACCTGCAGTGCCTCTGCAAGGATTGCCACGACCGCGTGAAGCAGGCCGACGAGCGAGCGTCGATCCAGACGCGCGGCGTCTGGTGGTGACCGGCGCGGACCTCGACCGCTGAGGCGGGGAAGGGGGGCGGTCGAAAGTCTGGAACCCCATCGGTCCCTAGACCCGCGTCCCCCTCATGTGGAGATTTTTTTCTCGTGGAACCGAATTTTGACCTCTTCGGCCATCCGGTTCGCGAGGGTTTCGGAGCGCGGGGGCGGCCGCCGTTCGAGCCGACGGAGAAGGATCGCAACAAGGTCAAGCTCTTGCTGGCGCTCGGATGGGCGAACCCGCGCGTCGCCAATGCGATCGGCGTCTCGCCGGCAACGCTGAAGCGGTATTTTAGAGCCGAGCTGAAGGCTCGCGATGCGATGCGCGACCGGCTGGATGCGCGCCGCGTAGAGATCGCGATGGAGCAGGCGAACGCCGGCAACATCACGGCCCTGCGGGAGCTCGGCGCGCTGATCGACCGTAGCGATCGGATGGAGATCGAGCGGAAATTGGGGGCCAATCGGTCGGAGCCCGCACCGGACCGGCCGGGCAAGAAGGCGATCGACGAGAAGCGCGCTCTTGCCGCCGACGCGGACCTGATGGCCGAACTGGAAAGCGAAGCGGCGAACAATGCCCGCCACTGAGGTGCTGCCGCGGTTCGCATGTCCGGACTGGTGGGACCGGCTGCAGCGCGGCCAGATGCCCATGGCGGAGGTTCCGCTCAACGCCGACCGGGCAGCGAAGGCGCTGGCGTTCTTCAACCGGCTGCGGCTTCCGGACGTTCCCGGCAACCCGCCTCTCGCGGAAGCATGTGGCGAATGGTTCCGTGACATCCTCGTCGCATTCCTGGCGAGCGAGGATCCCGAGACGAAGCAGCGTCTCGTCGTCGAACTGCTGTGCATGGTGCCGAAGAAGAACTCGAAGACGACCTACGTCGCCGCGCTCGGTTTGACGGCGCTGTTCATGGAGGAGGCGCCGAACCGCCAGATGCTGATCGTGGCGCCGAGCCAGAACATCTCGGAGCGCTGCTTCGACCAGGCGCAGGGAATGATCCGTCTCGACGCAACGCTCGACGCGATCTTCAAGGTGCAGGACCATCTGAAGTGCATCACCCGCCGCAAGACCGGCACGCGTCTGGACGTCAAGACCTTCGACACCTCGATCGTCACGGGCGAGATTCCCGTCCTCACCATCATCGATGAGCTGCACGAGCTCGGGAAGAAGGCGAAGGCGGCCGCCGTCATGCAACAGATCCGCGGCGGCGGCATCACCAAGCAGGGCGGACAGGTGCTGATGATCACCACCCAGTCGGACGAGCCGCCGGCCGGCATCTGGAAGACCGAGCTGCAAAAAGCCCGCGCCATCCGCGACGGCAGGGGCGGCAGCGCGCCGATCCTGCTGCCGGTGCTCTACGAGTTTCCGGCCAGTTTCCAGAAGGATCAGGCCTTCTGGCGCGACCAGAGGAACTGGCACATCCTGCTGCCGAACATCAATCGGTCGATCGATCCGCAGCGGCTCGTCGCGGACTACGAGAACAACGGCCGGGCGACGCCGGAAGCCGAGCAGATATGGGCCAGCCAGCACCTCAACATCGAGATCGGCGTCGGCCTCGGTGATGACGGCTGGCGCGGGGCCGACTTCTGGGATCTCCGTGCCGACGAGACGCTGACGCTGGAAGAGCTCATCGCGCGGTCGGAGGTCGCCGTGGTCGGCGCCGACGGCGGTGGCCTGGACGACCTGTTCGGCGCCTGCGTCATTGGCCGGGAGAAGGTGACGCGGCGCTGGCTGGTCTGGTGCCATGCCTTCGCCCACCCGAAGGTGCTCGAGGTCCGCAAGGAGATCGCCTCGCGCCTGCGGGACTTCGAAGCCGAGGGCTCGCTGACTTTCTGCGAGGTGAGCGAATATGTCGCCCGCATCGCGGAGATCGCCGCGAAGGTCCGCGATGCCGGCCTGCTGCCCGATAAGAACGCGGTCGGCTTCGATCCGAACAACATCGCTGCCTTCGTCGACGCGCTGGCGCTTCGTCAAATCGACGGCGCCATGCTGCACCGCCTTCGCCAGGGTCCGGCGCTCTCGCCGGCGCTGTGGGGCCTCGAACACAAGCTGTCGGACGACACGCTCAGTCACGACGGGTCGGCCCTGATGGCCTGGTCGGTCGGCAACGTGAAGATCGAGGTCAAGGGAAACGGCAACATGGCGACCAAGCAGGCCGCCGGCCGCGCCAAAATCGACCCGGTGATCGCCATGCTTTGCGCCGCGATCCTGATGAGCTGGAATCCGGAAGCCTACGGAAATTCCGTCTACCGCGAGCGCGGTTTCCTGGTCGCCTGAAGGGAATCCCATGAGCCTGTGGTCTCGCATCTTCGGGGGCGGCGCTTCCCGGACCCCGGAGCCGCGCGCGGCCAGCCAGTCGATCGGTGGCGGCGTGTTGATTACCACGCCGCAGGAACTGGAAGATGCGCTTCGCACGGGCGCAGCGACGTCGGCAGGCATCGCGGTAACGCCCGACCGAGCAATGCGGGTGGCGGCCGTCTATGCGTGCGTGCGCATCCGTTCCGGCGTTGTCGCCAACATGCCTTTGCATATCAAGCGTCGCGTCGATGATCGCACGCGCGAGGATGCATCCAATCACCCGCTTTGGGTGATCTTCCGCCGGCGCCCGAATCGGTGGCAGACGCCTTCGCAATTCAAGAGGATGCTGACGGCGCATTTGCTGCTGCGCGGCAATGCCTATGCGATGATCGTGCGGTCCAGAGGGATGGTGAAGGAGTTGATCCCGCTCCATCCCGACCGGGTGGAATGCAAGCAGCGCGACGATCTCGGCCTCGAATACACGTACACCCGCAGGGACGGCCGGCGCGTCACTCTTCCCCAATCCGAGATGTTTCATCTCGTGGGCTTGTCGCTCGACGGCGTCCATGGTGTCTCCGTAATCACCTATGCGCGGGAGACGATCGGCCTGTCGCTGGCCATGGAGGATCATGGCGCGACGGTCTTCAAGAATGGCGCGCGTGTCAGCGTCGTACTCACGCATCCCGGCAAGCTGGGCAAGGAGGGACTGGAGTTCCTGAAGTCCAGCCTCGACGACTATCGCTCCGGAGGCGAGAGCGAGGGCAAGGCTCTCATCCTGGAAGAGGGAATGTCCACCTCACCTCTCGCCATGACGGCGGAGGATGCGCAGTGGATCGAGAGCCGCAAGTTCTCCCGTTCCGACGTCGCCATGTTCTTTGGCGTCCCGCCGCACATGATCGGCGACACCGAGAAGTCGACGAGCTGGGGCAGCGGCATCGATTCGCAGACGCAGGGGTTCGTCACCTTCAGCGCCGAAGACGATCTGACCACATGGGAAGAGACGGTAGGTCGCGACCTGATCGACCCCGCCGAGCCGGACATCTATGCGCGCTTCAACCGGGCCTCGCTCGTGAAGGGCGACATCAAGACCAGGTGGGAAGCCTACATGCGCGGCCGCCAGATGAAGGTGCTGTCCGCCAACGACGTGCGCGCGCTCGAGGACATGAACCCGGTCGAAGGCGGCGACGTCTACGAAAACCCGATGATCAACGTCGAGCCCGACAAGAAGGATGAAGGCAATGAGTCTGCGAAAGCTGCCTGAGGCGAAGACCTTCCAGCGCCCGCAGAACTTTCAGTGGGACGCCCCGAGCGACGTGCTCGCGAAGTGGGCCGAGACCCCTCGCGCCGCCGCGGAGAACGACGACACCACCATCACCATGTTCGAGGTGATCGGCGAGGATTGGTGGACGGGCGGCGGCGTGACGGCGAAGCGGATTTCGGCGGCGCTGCGTTCGATCGGAAATCGCGACGTGACGGTGAAGATCAATTCGCCCGGCGGCGATATGTTCGAGGGCATCGCGATCTACAACCTGTTGCGGGGGCATCCGGCCAGGGTGACGGTCGAGGTGATGGGATGGGCGGCGTCGGCCGCTTCGATCATCGCCATGGCCGGCGACGAGATCCGCATGGGGCTCGGCACGTTCATGATGGTCCACAATGCGTGGGGCGTCGTGATCGGCAACCGGCACGACATGCGCGATGCGGCCGATCTCTTCGACGGGTTCGATGCAGCCATCGCCGACATCTACGAAGCCCGGTCCGGCACCAAGCGTGCCGAGATCGAAAAGCTGATGGACGCCGAGACCTTCATGGGGCCGACGGAAGCGGTGTCCAAGGGGTTTGCCGATGTCGTCGACGACGGAATCGAAAGCCCGTCCGCAGACCCCGAGAACACTGCCGATCGCGCGCTGATGGCGCGCCGGCAAACCGAGGCCGCACTCGCCCGTGCCGGCTTCCCCCGAGACAAGCGCTCCGAACTCCTGATGGAGATGGGCGTTTCCGCGGCCCCGCGCGATGCAAGCCGCAATCCCGCCGCGCGTGATGCAGGCATCGACGTGACTGCCATCCGGCAGCTCATCAATTCCATGAAAGGATGACAGCGATGAAGATCGCGACCTACTGCGTCGCCCTGGCGGCGATGTTCCTCTGCGGCGTGTCGCTTGCCAGCGCGGCGCCGATCGACCACATGCCCGTCCTGTCGCTGCTCGGCAACCATGTCGACCTGGTGACGGCGATGGGCCTGATGCTTCCGCTCAACACGCGCGCCCGGGGCCTTGTCGGCGTGCGTGCCGACAGCTCCAACGCCGCGAAGATCCTCGCCGAGCTCCAGAAGACCTTCGAGGACTTCAAGTCGGAACGCGAGGCCGAACTGAAGGGGATCGAGGCCAAATTCGCAGACGTGGTGCAGACCGAAAAGGTCGACCGGATCAATTCCGAGATCACCAAGCTCCAGACTGCCCTCGACGAGGTGAACGCCGCCCTCGCGGCCGTGAAGGTGGGCGGCGGCGGCGATGACAAGCCCCTGTCGGCCGAGAAGCGGGAGCACGCAACGGCCTTCAACCGGTTCTTCCGCAAGGGCGCCGAGAACGGACTGCGGGAACTCGAGGTCAAGGCGGCGCTCCGTACCGACAGCGATCCGGACGGCGGCTATGTCGTGCCCGACCAGATGGAGAGCACGATCGACAGGGTTCTCGGTACCGTGTCGGCCATGCGTTCGATCTCGCGCGTCATGTCGATCTCGGCCGGAACGTACAAGAAGCTCGTCAACCAGGGCGGGGCGGTCGGCGGCTGGGTGGGGGAACGCCAGGCGCGTCCCGAGACCGGCACGCCGCAACTCGTCGAACTGTCGTTCCCGGCGATGGAGCTCTATGCCAATCCGGCGGCGACACAGACGCTGCTCGACGACTCCCGCGTGAGCATCGAACAGTGGCTCGCCGACGAGGTGTCCATCACCTTCGCCGAGATGGAAGGTGCGGCGTACATCGGCGGCGATGGCGTGAACAAGCCGCGTGGCCTGCTGTCCTACGACACGGTTGCCGATGCGTCCTATGCGTGGGGTAAGCTGGGCTACATCGCTTCGGGCGTGGCGGCCGCGCTCACGGACAGCACGCACAACGGCGCCGACGCCCTGACCGACCTGGTCTATGCGATCAAGCAGGGCTATCGCCAGGGTGGCCGGTTCCTGATGAACCGCAAGTCGCAGGCCGTCATCCGCAAGCTGAAGTCGAAGACCGAGGAGCTGTACCTGTGGCAGCCCTCCATCCAGGTGGGCCAGCCGGCAACGCTGCTGGGCTATCCGATCACGGACGACGACAACATGCCGGACATCGGCGCCGGCAAGTTCCCGATCGCGTTCGGGGACTTCCAGCGCGGCTATCTGATCGTCGACCGCATGGGGGTGCGGGTGCTTCGCGACCCGTTCACCAACAAGCCCTACGTGCACTTCTACACCACGAAGCGCGTCGGCGGCGGAGTTCAGAACTTCGAGGCGCTGAAGCTGCTGAAGATCGCGACGAGCTGATCTCGGCGCGGGCGGCTCCGGCCGCCCCGCCTCCCCATGATTTCTCGATCCACGAAAGGACACGCACATGCGTGATCTCGCATCCAGCATCGGCGTCGCGCAGACGCTCGCGCCCGTCGACTATTCGGCGACGACGAAGGGTACGGCCGTCGACCTGCAGGGCTTCGACAGCGCGGCAATCGTCGTCAACACCGGGGCCATCACCTCGTCGGGCAAGTATGTCGTGAGCGTCCAGGAGAGCGACACCACGACCGACGGCGACTTCGGCAACGTCGACGCGAAGGATCTGCTCGGCTCGCTTCCCGCCGAGCTCGCGGCGACCAGTGCCTACAAGGTCGGCTATGTCGGCAACAAGCGCTACATTCGCGCCGTCATCACCAAGACGAGCGGCACCAGCATCGTCGCCGGCGCCGTCGTCATCAAGGGCAGCCCGTCGCTCGCGCCCGTCGCCTGATGACCATCGGGACGGCGTCCGCGCCGTCCCTCCCTTCCGGTCGAGGTCGTCATGCTCGCACCCGTGCTCATCACCCCGCCTGAGGAACTTCCCGTTTCGCTCGATTTGGCGAAGCTACATCTACGCGTCGATCATGATGATGACGACGTGCTGATCTCGTCGTTGATCAACGCTGCTGTCGATCATCTCGATGGGTGGACCGGCGTACTCGGGCGATGCCTGGTGGAGCAGGCATGGCGGCAGGATTTCGACGCACTGGCGCGGTGCATGCCGCTGCCGCTAGGCCCGGTGATCGAGATCGTCAGTGTCGACTATTTTGACGCCTATGGCAGTGAGCAGACGATGGATCCGGACGACTATCTTCTGCGAACCGATGCGGGCGGCCGGTCGGTTCTCGAACTGAAGTCGTGGCCTTCGTCCCGCTCCGCGAGCGTGACCTACAAGGCTGGATTCAGCGTCGTGCCGGTCGCCATCACCACGGCGATCCTCATGCTTGTCGCGCACTGGTATGCGAACCGCGAGGCGGCTGCGGCTGGCGATCTCGCGACCGTGCCGATGGCCGTCGATGCGCTGGTCGCGCCGTATCGCAGGGTAGGCGTGTGATGGCACGGCAGATCGGCGCGGGCGACCTCTACTACAAGGTCGATTGCCAGAAGCTCATCTCCGGCGTCGACGAACTCGGGCATCCCGTGCCCGGCGCCGGCGGTTGGGCGACGCAGTTCTCGGTGCGCGCCGCCTATCGGCATCTCCGCGGCGGCGAGGACGTCATGGCTGGCCGGCTGCAAGGCAGACATACACAGGTCATCACCGTGCGCGCGTCATCGCAGACGCGGCAGATCACGCCGGAATGGCGGCTTGTCGACGCGCGCGACGGCACCGTGTTCAACGTGCGCGACGTGACGCAGGAGACGGACCGCATGTGGATCTCGCTTCTGTGCGAGCGCGGGGTGGCGGCATAGCCATGGCCATCAAGGCGAAGATGCTCGGCCGCGAGGCCGTCATGCGCAGGCTCAACCATCTCGTGCCGGACGCGGAGAAAAACCTCGCTGCGGCGCAGCTCGAGGTGGCGCAGGAGGCGGCGAGCAGGATCGCCGCGCGCGCGCCGATCGGCCCGACCGGCGAATACCGCCGCAGCATTTCGGCCGAGCGGCTGGCCGATTTGCCCGGCGGCCAGCAGGTTCTTGCGGCGCGGCCGACGAAGGACAGGAACGCGACAGGCGTGTTCGCCGCCTGGTACTGGCGCTTCCTCGAATTTGGCACGAGTGCCCATGTCATCAAGGCGAAACACGGCCGGCCGCTCACTTTCACCGGGCGCGACGGCAAGGTCGTTTCGGTGAAGTCGGTGCGGCATCCCGGGGCCGACGCGAAGCCGCACATCTTTCCGACCTGGCGCGCCTACCAGAAGACGGCGCGCCGCAAGATGGCCGCCGCCGTCAACAAGGCCGTCCGCAAGGCGATGGGCAAGTAGATGGGCGCACCGTCGAGAGATCTGGTTCTGTGCACCCGCGACAGGCTGCTGTCGGCCGGGAACGTTGCCGCGCTCGTCGGCGATCGCGTCTGGTATCGCGCCCCCGAGAAGGCCGACTATCCGCACATCGCGAACTTCGACACGTTCGGCATCCGCGACGACGCCACCTGCGTCACCGGCGAGGAAATCACCCTCAACGTCCATGTATGGACGCGCGGCGGGATGGACCCTTTGCAGGACGCGCGCAGCATCGCATACGAGGTCGGCCGCGCCCTGCATGACTATCCTCTGACGCTTCCCGGCAATCAGCTCGTGACGCTCGACCACCGCGGCGAACGCATCTTCTACGACGCCGACGATCTCACCGGCCATGGCGTGGTCGAGTTCGTCGCCATCATTCAGGCCGCCGCCTGACCGCCGCAACTGCCCTTCGGCAAGGCTTCCACCAAGGAGAACTGACATGGCTGGTCAGCAGCCCGGCCGCCTTCTGCTGATCAAGATCGGCGACGGCGGCTCCCCCGAGAGCTTTTCGAACCTGTGCGGGCTGAAGACGCGCTCGTTCAACCTGTCGGCCAACGAAGTCGATACGACGGTGCCCGACTGCAACAACCCCGGCCAGGCGGTGCAGAAGACGGCCGAGCCCGGCATCGTCAACCGGACCTTCTCCGGCTCCGGCGCTTTCGTCAGCGGCACGACACAGGCGACGCTGATGGGTCACGTCCGCGGCGCCACCGTGTTCAACGCACAGGTGGTCGTACCCGGCGAAGGCACCTATGCCGGCTCGTGGATGGTCTCGGACTTCGAGTTCTCCGGCGAGATGGAAGGCAACATGGAGTTCTCCGCGACCTTCTCCGCCGCGGGTCCGCTCACCTTCACCGCCGAGGCCGTGACGCCGGTCAATTCGCTGCTGCCGTCGATCGCCGGCATCGCGCAGGTCGGCCAGGCTCTGAAGGCCTTCCCCGGGGTGTGGACCGGCAATCCCGTCTTCACCTTCCAGTGGAAGAAGGACGGTTCCAACATCTCCGGCGCGACGACCGACAGTTATACGCCGGTGGTCGGCGACATCGGCTCGACGATCACGGTGGCCGTCACCGCCACCAACACGTCCGGCAGCGCGTCCGCTGCGTCGGGCGGCACCGCCGACGTGATCGCGGCATGAGCGCGCTTCCCGTCAACGGCGCGCGGGGCGAAGTCGCCCTGCGCGTCGGCAAGGTCGACTTGGTCATCGCTGCGGAGATGGGCAGGCTCGCCGCCGTCTCGACGGCGCTGGACTGCAAGTCGCTCGCGGACCTGTTCACCCGTCTGTCGGGGGTGGAAGTCGCCGCGGTGACGACGGCGCTGCCGTTGCTGTCGGTGCGCGGTGATGCGCAGGCGGCCGTCAAAGCCCTGACCCTGAAGGATTTCCGTGCCTGCGCCGACGCTTTCAACAAGGCGCTGGCGCATCACTTCCAGGACGCAGAGGGAAACGGGGACGCCGCCGGGACCGGGGCGGCGGCGTAGAAAAACCGTTCCCCTGGTCCGACTGGATGAAAGGGGCGTTCGGCGCGCTTCAGTGGCCGCCGGAGACGTTCTGGCGGGCGACGATGACGGAATATGTCATCGCCATCGACGCCTTCAACGCCATGCATGGCGGCGAAAAGGCGATCGAGGCGCCCAGTGACGATGAGATGGCGGAATTGCTGGCGCGGTATGGCTAGGTGACCTGATGGCATCCGACACGGAAGAGCTCGTCCTCTCGATCTCCGCCGACACGCGGCAGATCATGAACGCGATCAAGCGGCTGGAGAAGGATATCGGCACCTCGGCCGCGGGCGTCGAGAAGTCGTTCGCCCGCATCGGCAAAGGCATCGACAAGTCGATCGACACGACCGTCCAGAAGCGGATCAACGAGATCACCGGCGTCGGCGTCGCGGCAACGAAGGAATGGACCGGGGCGCTTGCTGATCAGGGCAAGGAACTGGAGCGGATGCGTGCCCGCTTCAACCCGATCTTCGCGGTGGTGGCGCGCTACAAGGCGACGGTGACCGAGATCCAGACCGCTCAGCGGCTCGGAGCGATCTCGACCGACGAGATGACGGCCGCGATCCAGCGCGAGCGGCAGGCTGCGCTCGCCAGCATCGCCGCCCTGAAGCAGCGCAATGCCGTACTCGATTCCGCCGCGGCGCGGCGCGGAGGAAGCTCGACCTTCAACACGGCCAACATCGCGGCGCAGTTCCAGGACGTCGCCGTGACTTCAGCCATGGGCATGTCGCCACTGCAGATCGCCCTGCAGCAGGGCACCCAGCTTTCCGCCGTGCTCAACGAGATGGGCAGTTCCCGCCACGTCATTGCCGGGCTCGGCGCGGCCTTCTCGTCGATCGTCAATCCGGTCTCGCTTGTGACGATAGGCGTCGTCGGGTTGACCGCGGCCGCGATTCAGCTCTCTTCGACGGTGCTGAGCGGTTCCGCCGACGTGCAGGATGCCTTGAAGGAGCATCAGCGTACGATCGCTGATCTGCGCAAGGCGTACGGCTTGGCCGGCGACGGGGCGGATGAGTACAGCCGGCGCAGCATCGCCGCCCTCGAGGCGGCCGAGCGACGGGCGCGCGCGGTCCTGCGGGAGGCAATTGCGGCGCAGGAAAAGACGATCCAGACTTCTCTGTCGGATTTCGGCATCAGCGGCTTCGGTCTGCTGGAGCGCTTCGGTCTCGTCGGCGATCGCACTCTCAGTGCGGTCAGTGCGCGATTCGCTGCGTTCGCCGATCCGATCCGGCGCCTGCGTTCGGAAATCCAGCAGGGTAAGCCAGACTACGATGCATTCCAGCAGACGCTTGAGAGCATCGTGTCGACCGATCCCGCCCGGTTGAGGCCCGTCGCCGACGAAATCATCAAGATCATAGATGAGGCGGCGTCGGGACGAGAACATCTTGAGGCGCTCGACAAGCACCTGAGCGACCTGTCGACGCTCAATCCCGATACGTCGAAAGCGCAGAACGCGATCCTTTCCATCGGTGATGCTGCCGCTGTGGCCATGGATCGGATCGCGGACCTCGTCGTGCAGGGGCAGGCCATCCGCAACATGCTGGCCGGCATGGACGCCCTCGCCAGGGAGGTGGCGCCCAAGGGTGACGCGATCGGCGGCAAGGGCACGATGGATCGCGCGCAGGAAGAGTTCCGCGCACAATTCAACATGTGGCGCCGATTCGGATACGACAACGACAGCGGCATCGATCCGAACAAGCCAAAGAAGACCCCAGCCGCCAAGGTGCCGCGCCGGACGGCCGACGATCGCTTTTTCGAAGATATCGAGGCCATCCGCCAGCGGACGGTCGCCCTGGCCGAGGAACGCGCGCAGCTCGGTCTGTCCTATGAGGCGCAGCAGAAGCGAAAGATCGCCTTCGATCTCGAGCAAAAGGCGCTGAAGGACGTGCGCGAGGAAGCGCGGCGCAAGGGCGAGCAGGACTGGCAGAACGCGCAGCTCTCGTCCGACCAGGCGCGGCAGATCGACGAGGTGTCGTCGGCCTATGCGCGACAGGCCGATCAACTGCGCAAGGCACAGGACCAGCGCGCCTTCTGGGAAAATGCCATCTACGGACTGTTCTCGGATCTCATCCCGGCGATCGAGACCGGCAACAAGGCACTCGACAACTTCCTCAATACCCTCGTCGATGTAGCTGCCCAGGCCCTCCTCCTCGGCAAGGGGCCATTCGGCGGTGGAGGGGGCGGCGGGCTCATCGGCGCCTTTCTCAGCGGGCTGGGGATTCCGTTCTTCGCGAGCGGCACGAACTATGCGCCGGGCGGCCTGGCGGTCGTGGGGGAGCGCGGACCCGAGCTCGTCAACCTGCCTCGCGGTGCGAAGGTCATCCCCAACCATCGGATCACCGGGCCGGTCGTGCCGTCGGCCACAATGAGTGGTGGGAGCGCTTCGCAGACGACGATCAGCATGCCGATCCAGATCAACGCACCCGGCGCCGATGCGGCGCAGTTGCGGCGGGTCGAGCAGTCGGTGCAGGAGCTCGGGCGCAACATCCCGAAAATCGCGGTGGGTGCAATGCAGACGACGCAGACGCGCCGCACGAGGCCGGCCTGATGGCCCGGCTTCTCTCGTGGCCGCTCGGATTGCGGGCGAACCGGATGCGCCCGCTGTCGGGGCCGCGCACCGTGGGCGCGGCGCAGTCGGAATCGATCGGCGCCTTCGTCCAGACGAGCGCCTCGCCCTTCGGCATGGTGTCGCTGGAGTTCGGCTTCCCGCCGATCCGCGGGCAGATGGCGCGGCGCGTGCGCGGCTGGGTGAAGGGCCTTCACGGGGGCGCCAACGCGACGCGCGTGAAGCTTTGCGACTGGGACGGACTCGCGCCAGCCCTGCGCGGCGTCCCGTCGCTCAAGGACGGTCAGCCCTGGGACAACGGTCTCCCATGGAGCTCGGGACAGGAGTGGAAGGCCGGATCGACCTTCGCGCCGGTCCAGGCGACGGCGTCCACGGGCAGCACGATC